GTCCCGTACCAAGCGCCACATCGCATAGCGACATGGACGCAAGGGTACTTAACCACTGGAAATGGTACCTTCGGCTCACATTGGTGAACCGAGGGTGGGAAAGACCTCCCAGGCCCACTGGACTTCCCAATGGAAGACCCAGTGCAAATGCCGCCCCCCATTGATGAACAAATGGGGCAAAGCGCCAAAGGCCATACGAGGCTTTCCTCCCTACCCGCCGATTTGCATCGACGGCGGTTGGAGGCAAAGAGGCCCAGTTAACTGAGCCTTTGCTTCCACCCGGGGGAGCCGCCCACAACGATAGCGTTGTGAAGGCCTGAGGGACACCATAAACGTACGGTACCTCACAAAACACTCCGTTAACGGGGTGTGTGAAGGATTTCCGTTCAGAAATGGTTCCCCCTAAGCCCGACATTCGTCGCGCATAGCGCTCCGATTTGTCACGGGGACATTCAGGGAACAAGGCATCGTCACCGCAAACGATGGCTCGATGTCCGAACCCTTCAGTCTCGGCGCAGTAAAGACTCATTAGAGGCATTACTGGAAAGCTCGTAGAGTCGCCCATGAAGGCGCCTCCACGAGTTTTATCACCGGGTAACTGAAGCAAGGACTTAAGGTACCTAGAGTATGACTCTAGGTAATCTCTGCCCTGCTGAATGTCTTGCTTAGCCAGATAACGCCCAGCACGGCGTCCTTCCACCCAAGAGGGGAACGGCACCATGATGGGGTTGCCTGGCGGCACCAAAGCAGCTCGCTCTCCAATGGAAAGCTCATCTGCAATAAGCCACTTAGGACCGAACAGCTTGTCAAAATATGGAACATATTTTGCAAGCCGGTCGTCCCTACGTGCGACTTCTTCGTACACCGTCCTGGTTAGCCAGAAAGGGTGGTAATCCGTGGCATAACTCATATCTTGAGAATACCACGGGCCACTCTCCCCGGCTAACGAGATGTTCTTCGAACCTCCCATGAAGGCCGAAGCTCTCCTGTCGTTGGTTAAATAACCATCGACAGCCCGACGAAGTACTTGGTAGCAGAGAGAAGCAGCCGTTAAAGAACAGGTAGGATACCGAACTTTAAGGCCCTTCTCTTCGGCATAAATAGCGCGTGCTGGAATCAGGGAAACCTGATCCAACACCCAAAATGCCCCTACTGCCAATGCGCGTTGATAATTCCCG